TCAAAGTACCAATAACCCTCTGAGGCAACTTGTCCCTCAGTCACCAAGTAGCGAACATGGGTGATCAGTTCGCCCTCAGTATGAACTTCAAGAATTTCCCACTTCACGGCTTAACAGGCCATTCAACAGACCAAGGAAAACCAGCTTGGGTCGGCACATCACGCAATGCTTGTCGGTATGTAGCCCATAATTGTTTATCAGCAGTGCTGTCAGACAGTTGCGTCCAATCGCTGTCTTTCAAGCGTTGGTCACGGTCATTACGCACAGATTTGGCTTGCTCTGCGTCTTTTTGAGCCTTGTATTCTGCTTCTTGCTCTGCCGCAGTCTTAGCGGGTTGGTCATCAGTAGCAGGGCGATCAGTGAAAATCGGGCCAAGCACATACTTGGTGTACCACTTGCCATCAATCTGCTCAACGCCTTGACGCTGGCTGTATTGATAGACTGTGCCACCAGATGCCTGTGGGCCTTCAAAAACAACATCAGCACCCAAAGAATTTAAGATTTCTTCAGTTGTTTCTGCCCATGTCGGGCCACCATTGGCTTTGATGTAAGAACGAAACTCGCTCTCAAACATCACTTGCCCGTCTTGTGTTCTGATTTCCATGATGCTTCCTTACGCTATCGCCAAGAAAATGAATGTCCCACCATTGGCATTTATTGCCGCTGGTGCTGTGCTACTGATCTCAAAACCAGCAGAGTAGGTGTCTACATAGTCGGTGTTGGTGACTTCTGCGGCTGTGCTATTTAAGAGCAGATATGGGTCGTTACCAGCAACAATGCCCCTAGCAGAGTCCCACACATACCAAGCACCTGTGCTGTCGGTGCGCTTAATCAGGACGAACCTTGCGCCGCCAGTGAATCCACAGTCAATTTGTAGAGTTGTGCCAGTTCCTGTGTATGAACCAACCTTGCTCACGCCAGCGCAAGTGGCAAACAGGTACATCACATAGGTGCTACCGCTAGTGCTGTATGCCCCTCCCGCAACCGTTACTGTTGTCGATGTTGGTTGCGCCGCTAGGTTAACTCCGCCTGAGTAATTTGCTGTGCTACCAGCAATTGTGTCGTTCAGTGTTAAATATGTGTGTTGAGTGCTGGTGAAGTTTGTATCATAATCCCAATCACCAGAACTACTACGCTTCTTCAAAATGATTGCTTCTGGTGCAACTCCTAAGTTGTGAGTTAGAGCAATATCGTTATTCGTCCCGTCATAGCAAACCACATCCATAAAGCCGGGGGCACGGCGCATAAACCAGTTGATAAAAGTAGAAGATGAATAATTTGTTTCTGTATCACCGCCCAAAGAAACGCCATTCATAACAGTGCCAAAAGCACTTGTTCCTAAAGTGGCCTCACCAAAGTTTGCATTTGACCTTAGATATAAATCTCCCCCTGCAAGACGATTTATCCAAGTTGCGGGAGTACCCGCCAGATTTGATCTAGGTTGAACAACATACAAATCAACAGGGAATGAACTTGCCACAGTGGCATTTGCACCTGTACCCGTCCTTGTAACTGCGTCATAAACACTCGTCCCACTCGTAGGCGTTTTCATCGGCCCACGGCGAATGGCAACATAAATATAGCTCTCGGCATCAACACCTGTGTCTGTTGTAAACCCTGTTGAAGTTAATTGGACAAAAGAGGTATTTTGCTCTGCGTTCGACAGATTGGGACGCAACTGAGGAGAAGTAGGCGAACCACCAGACGCAAGAAAACCCCTCATGTTATCTACGATGCGCCAGTCTCCTGTGCTACTTGAAATCTTGTAAAGCAAAAACTGAGGTTCGTACCCAAGATTTACTGTCGCATTGTTTGGAGAAGTTCCGCTAGTCGTAAACGACCCACAAGAAATCACATTGTCTGTGCCAGTCAGTCCAAAGCCACCAGCATCGTGGGCGAATAGGTAGGCTATATAGGTTACGCCAGATGCGTTTGTTTCTGCCGCGAAACCTACTGTAAATTGTGTTGCAGTTGGCGCCGTGTTACTCCAAGGCGGAGAACCATAAGCAACAGCATTAGTTAAATTTAAATAAACAATGCCCTTGTTTTCTAAACCTGGAGTTGTTTGCAAAGAGCGATGATAAACGCCCCAACTGGCTGATGAGTCAGTCCTCTTAATAATCATGCAACCTGGCACAGAACCAAGATTGTGATTAATGGTCTGTGCAGACCCAGTACCCGTGTAAGTCACAACATCAAAGAACTTAGCCTGTTT